AAGTACAAACGCGGATTCTACACAACCATCTAAACAAACTTGTTGCATATCAATTTTATCACCACATTCTAATGGTAAGTTGCCGCGCCATGAGCAATCAAACTGGTTAATTGTTAAACCGCCCACATTGGCCAATGCTTCATCAACAATAGTAGCTATATCTTCGCGCATCTCCCAGAAAGGATTATTGCGCACATATGCGGTACTACCAGTTATAGCTAATTCAGAAGATACATTATCACCTAATTCTGTAGCGTGCATAACCTTAGTTACTCTGCGGTTATCGCTGTGTGTTAAGGTAAAATAATCTTCATCCGTAATTATTGCTAATGGCTCGCCACTAATATCTAACCTTTTAAAATGTAATCTATCTTCATTATCTATGAAGTAAATTGTGCTGGTTGCTTCGGCTACAGCGTTTAAGGCTTGTCTAATGGATTCTGTACCACTAAAATTAGCGCCCTCTTCATATAGCAAACCAAAAGCATAATCTTCATCTGGTATATTCTCAACTGAAAATCCCAAACCCAAAAAAGTGGCGCAACTCTGCGCAAACTCTTTTATAGTATATGGCGGTTTAATCTCTAATTCAGTAACAGTATGTAGTGTGGCTTCATCCAATTTATCATAAGCTACAATGGATATTTCACCATCTTCTTCACTTCTATTTCTTTCTGTTATGTAGAAATGCGGCCAGTTTACATACTCAATCATTCCGCTATCAAGCTTAATACCAATGCGCACCATAACGGATGTACTTGGTATAGGGTGTAAATCATCGGCTAAATCTATTAATTTTAAATTTAACCTTTGGCAAATCCCATAACCAAAAAATTTGCTGTTATCACCAACTCTTTGAATCTCAATGGTTTTTACTCTATCTTCATCAGTTAATAGTGTTATTTCACTAATATTATTGGGGTTTTGCCGCACCTCAACTTGCGCGGCAAAACTCCTAACTGGGGAAATCATAGCTTGTTTAAATTCATCAGATACTTGTAACATATAATCCCCCTATAATTCCGTAAATGTTAAATTAAAGGCTTTAAACTGTACCTTATTAGCTCTTATTGTGTAATATTCCACTTGGTTAGTTGGAATAATACAATGTAACCCACTTTCTAAATCACCAGTCAAAGGATTTAAGAAAGTAATATATACTTCAAAGTTATAAATATCAGATAAAATCCTTTTCATAACTTCATCATCAAGTGGGATAATACCCACTTCTATAGTTAACTTTCCATTAGAATTATCTACTACAGTATTACCAGCCGCATTAGTTTGCGCTCTAAATGTAGTAGCTCTACTAACTTTTAATTCACTAACATACATTGAATAATCGTTTTCTCCAATTTTGAAATAAGCCAATATCCCACCCCCTTATATAATATTTAATCCTAAATAACCGCGCTGTCTTGTTAAGCTATTCAAAGAATCTTCAGTAACTTGCGCAAATGTTTTTCCGTCAATCTGTAAAATAATATCTCTATTAGTGCCCATCTTATCAGCTAACATAGCCGCCATTTTATCTAACCATTTTGTATTCTTTTCTAATGGCACTACTGCTTCTGCGCCATTTTCTCCAATGCCTTGTAATGAGCCACCATAACCGAAAACTGTTTTCTTATCGAATACACCTCCCATAGCATTCCACTTAATAGATAACTTAGGTATGCTACCTTTGAGTAAATCACCAACTTTCCATCCAGAAGGTGAAATACTAAATTTAGGCATTGGTACTTTTGGCCATTTGAATTCAAAATCAAAGAAGCCTTTAATTTTATCTATTGCGCCTTTAACCGCATCTTTAGCGCCATTAATTTTTTCAGAAATTGTAGATTTAATTTTACTAAAAGTGCTACTAATTCCATTCCATAACTTACTTGCGGCCGCTGTGATAGTATCCCAGTTTTTATAGAGTAATACCCCTATAGCAATAGCCGCACCAATAGCCGCAATAACTAAAGTTACTGGTGAAGTTAAAAAGGCCATAGCCGCACCAAAAGCAGTAGTAGCACCAGTAGCAACCGCAGAAGCCGCGGCATGGGCATATTCAGCCGCTATTAGCGCATATAATTGTACTGTTTGCGCAATATCTAAACCTTTTTTAATGAGCGCTGGCGCGTTATAAGCGATCAATGCAGCTGTAACAGTACCAATAGCAATAGCCATTAGCTGTAGCGCTGTTTCGTTATCCTTCATCCATTGTTGCGCTTCTTCTAATCCAGATTTAAATTCATTGATTTTTTCAACAATAGATGCTACTACTTCTGGTATTTTCTCAAATCCAGCTTGTAGCATTGGTACATAAGTTTCTGCTAATGATGTGATATATGGTAAAACTAAAGCTAATGCTTCACTTGCAAACTGAGTGAATAGAGTTAATAAAGGGGTTAATGCTTCACCCACTTTAGCTAAATTAGCTTGTAAAGAAGCTTGTGCATCCCTTTGTTTCATTATTTGCTCGTTGTTTTCTGCAAACTTAGTAGATGCTTCATCATATAAGCCATTTAAGGTTTCTCTAATAAGTCTTTCTCTTTCGGCTTCTGTATTACACTTTGCCAAACTCTCGTTAAAAGCATCTTCACTTATTCCTGCCCAATTGAGTGCATCGGCTAAACTACCAGTAACAGTACCAACTTTTGCGGTTTCATTTGCCGCTTCTGTTAATCCCTCTATTGGTAGAGAATCACCAAAAGTAGCATAAATACCTTGGCATATATTAGTCCATTCTGATAGCTCTTTTTGGTTAGTTGTCATTTGCGCTAAATGGTTAGCCGCTTCTACTGCCGTATCTGATTCACCTAATACGCGGTATAAATCATTATATGTATTTTTGGCCGCTTCTGCGCTCACACCAGCAGTATCAAATGCAGTTAGTAACTTAGCCTGATTATTTCTATATTCTTCTGTACCTTTGGTAACTAAACCAAAAGCCACAGATAATCCAGCTAAAGCTTTTTTACCAACTTCTAAACCTTTTGCAAATCCATCTTTAACCGCATTACCCATATCTTTAAATGCTTTTTTAATAGATTCACCAGCTTTAGAAGTTTTTTCTTTTAAAGCTTCTATTTCACTCTTGGATTTATTTATCTCATTCTTTAACTGTGTAGTAGTTGCGGAAATAATAATTTTTAATTGCTCTGTCATTATTCTTTAATTGCCCCTTCCTTGAATTTCTTATTGTGGAATTGAGCATATTGTATAAATCTTGCCGCTGATGCCTTATCTTTGGCTTCTTGCTGTTTTTCTTCTATCTCTTGGGCATCAAATAGCGAAGGGTATAAATCGTAAATTTGCGGCATTTCAGCAGAAGAAGAATATATGCGCGCCACACTTCTACCAATAGCATCAGCTAATGTTAAATCAAAAATAGCTTGCTGTTGTAAATCTAATTTCTGTATGCGCTTCTTACTCTCTATTAGCCTGATTAATTCCGCTATAGTCATATCCCAAAATTCCCACTCTTTGATACCATAATCTAAAGCAACATCCAACCATTGATAAACAATATCAGTAAATAAAGGGGTTTTCTGCCCCTCTATTAGTTTTTTCTTTCTTCTACCTCTGCTTCACCAGTAGAATCAGCGTTAATAATTCCAGATACTTTGTATATATCCATAATTACAGATATAAAATTAATCATCTGGTGTCCGTCATCTAAATAATCATCGAAAATTTCATATGCTTTTTCTAAAGTAATATTGTGGTGAAATTTCTGTAATGAAGCATGAAGAATCTGCACCATTGTAGTCATAGTAGGGATGGTTTCGCCATCAGTACCAAAAACCATTATGGGATTACATCCTAAAACCTTTTCTAATGCTACAATGCTTCTTGTGCTTAATCTTAATTTATAATCATTACCACCTGCGGTAAAATCAATATACATCATAATTTAATACCTCTTTTTAAAAATTTTTGGGGAAGGGGAAGAGATATTAAACCTTCCCCAAATCCCTATAGGGTTATGCCCATACCATTTCAGAATTGGGTTTAATTCCTAAAGTATAGGTAAGTGGCGCATTAATGCCAACTGCATCTAATTTAACACTACCAGTACCGCTAAATGTGCATGAAGTGCCATCTGGTAATGTTACTTTCCATTCTGTAACTTCTGTTAATCCGTTAAGTGTGGTAAACTGTGTTTTTTCATATAAGAATTTAAAGCCTAAACTATCGCCATAATTAAGTAAGCCATCCATATACATATGTGCGGCATCCGCTAAAGTGGTAATTTCTACAGCTTCTTTTTCACCGCCAATATCGGGAATTTCTTGTAAGTCTGTAAGCTCGGTAAATTCTCCACCTGATTTATATGAAAGTGTTATACCTTTAGATAAAACTGCCATGAGTTTTCCCCCTTTAATAATCTTCTTTTGCTAATGCTTCATAAGTCATTATTTTTTGTATCATTGTACTTTCCATATCATGCAATTCACCAGAAGATAAGCGCCTAAAACCTAAAGGCCTTAATGCGACATCTACTTTTAATGCGTACTGCTGGATAGTAGCAAGATCGTTTCCCCATATCTTGATAGTGTAGCTTAATCGGCTATAACCAAGAGTATCACCAGTAGATACATCAAAATTGTTTCTTTCTTGGTAACTTATACATGGGGTTTCTGTTTTACTTGTTAGTGCTAACTCATAATGTGTAGGAAGAATTTTATTTAGCGCACTAACAATTTCTTTGTGATAATTAATCATTTATTAATCCTTCCATTAACATCCGTTTTACTTCTTCTATATTTTCATCAAACGCTGGCCGCATATATGGCCGCGGATGCATACCGCTGGTAGTGTGCCATTCTCCCTTATCGTCTTGGTAACTCCATGGTACATCTTGGCGGCCACCTTTTTCCGCAAACAAACCAGTACCATATTCAACATATGGCGCATACTCTAATGGGGTAAAGATAACACCAATTACTTCATCACCATTTTCTTCAATTCTACTGGTTATACTTCGTCTTAAATGCCCATCACCTTTTGGCGCTTTGCGCTTTGCGGCTTCTTCTATCTTTGCACATCCTAAACCCAACGCATTAACGATTTTTTCAGTTTTTAAAAAACCTTCTAATCTTTCTTCTAATTCATCAATACCTTGTATTTCAATAGCCATTACATCTTCACCATAAATACTTGCTTATATCTCCCAGAAGGGTTAACATAAAGCACCTTCAATTTTTCATCCTTGTATTGAATAATAAAGGTATCATCTATTTCAGCATGGGTTATTCCTATGTATTGCGCATCCGAATAAAGTATATTATCTTGCACACTCTGATTAGTTATATGAATTGCCATCTTGATTTTCCCAGAAGGGGAAGTAGAAATTGTAGCTTGCCCATATTCATCTAAATCTCCAATAGTATAGAAGAAATACTCTCTCATATCCCTATTAATCATTAAATCACCTTTAACTTGCGCTTTCTGTTGAGAATCGCCATTATATCCGCTGGGTAGCCATCTATATATGTTTCTGATATGCCACTAAAACTTTGGCCTACTAATCCTTCTGTTGCCATCCTATTCAGTTTAATAATTGCTATTCTCATAGCTACAATTTCTAATTCATAATCTAAATCTCGTTTGCAATAACCTTCTACTTCCGCTAAAGCCATCTTTAAACATAAACCAATCTGCGCTTCTGTAAAATTGCTTGCGGCATCACCTAATAAAACTTTAATTTCTTCAATCATTATTTCCCCCTATAGCTTACTTTAAAGGGGAATAATTCCCCCTTAAAGAATTAGGCTGTAATAGTAATTTTAACTACTTTAGTAGCATCTGTGAGTGCGACAACCGCAAACTTTCTTACCCAGTACATATTGTGGCAAGTATCTGCATCTCTATCATATTCAGTTTCAGTATCTTTCTTGATAAATGCGGTTACTGCATCTTTAGTTGCTAAGTATGCTTTGCCCTCTGGTACTGCATTAGAAGTTGTTACTGGTACACCACAAACCGTACCAATATAGCCAGTGCGCACAAATCCTTCTGAGTATGATAAATCATCTTTAAGTGCTTTTCTAAATTCTGCTAAATCTTTTGGTGAAATAAGAAGGAATAAACCAACTTCATTTTCAAGATTCATTTTAGCAATAGCATCTACAACTACATCAAAGCCCCATGCTTGTCCAGTCTGAGTAAGAGTAGCTTTTTCATATTCAGCAATAGCTAAATCAGTAAATTTATTAACCATGTTATCAGCAGAATGTTTAAGGCCAGTTTCTACAATCATCGGATCTTTCATTTCCTGCTCATCGTAGAAGCTAAATTTACCTTGGTATCTCATAACCTCATATTCCGCTGTAGTGAAGCTAACAGTAATTTCTCCGCTGTTACCTTCGCCCATAGCAAGCGCTTCAACTTCGCCAGTAGATGAATAAGTATTAATAGCTTTCTTCATGCCTGCGCCTTCTGTCATAGATGTATCTACTGTCATAAACTGGTTTAAATCAACCTGTGTTTTAAGAATATCGTTAATTTTGTTTGAAAGAATTACATTTTCATATACTGTATGTGCCATAAATAAGGCCTCCTATTAATTTAAAAATTGTTTATAGTAATCTCTATTACTATTTAATAAACTCTGTTGCTCTTTAACTGACAACTTAGCAAACGCTTCTTTAGTCATAGCGCCAGTAGAAGCAGAATTACCTTTAGGTACACTTCCACTTAATCTTTTTTCTACCTCTTCTTTAACTGCCGCTTTGAATAACTTATCTAATCTTTCTATGTTTGCTTGTGAAGCTTCAATATCATCAGAAATAGCAATAATATCCGCAAATTCCGCACTTAATCCTCTACTGGAAAGTACACTTTTTAATTCACTTCTATTTTTCTCTATCTGGAATTGCGCCAATTGCTCTTCTAATTCTGCTATGCGGTTATCCTTTTCTGCCTTTTCTCTTTCAACACCATCTAAGTTAGATAAAGATAACTGCTTTTCATATTTCTTTTGCTGTGTTTTCAGCGCCTGAGATACACGCTTGTCCGCTTCACTCTGGATAAGCGCCATTACCTCTTCTTGTGTATAGGTTTTAGTTTCTTCTGCTGCCCCTGCATCCGCAGTAACAACTGTATTTGTGTTTTCTTCCATAATTAAATTCTCCTTAAAGTTTTGGTAACGATACCAACCCTTGTTTATTTCAGTTGCTGTTTATCGTCTGCCCCTGATAAGACTGGTACAATGCAACATCGGCATCTGGGATGGAAAGGAATGGGCATCTGGCCATTAATGGAATATCTTCTACCCTCATACTTGGCGCATATCTCACAAGTGCGCTCATCCTCATCTACCCATACTTCCACTTCTTTTATCCCATAATCTTTATATCTGTGCTGTGCCGCTTGTGTCTGGATGTGTGCCATTTCAGTCCTTACTAAACTATCTACTCTTCCATAGCTCACATCAAAATCATTAATAAGCATTTTCTTTAAATCGCTTGTTTTCTTGCCAGCAACCACACACTCAACCAGATGCTCATTTAAAGCTTGCTGTAGCTTGTCCGTGCTTTGCCATAACCTTTGGCTCCAATTCTTACCATCAGCTACCCAAATTTGGCTTATCATTTGTTTAACTGCGGCTTCATCTAAGGTACTAAAAGAAACATCACTTTTAATTGCCAATGAGTTATAGATTGTTAAATATAAATCTTCAAACTGATTAGCCAAAAGTAATGATTGCTTATCACCTAATTTTTTTAATTTTTCTTTGAGTTGAATTTGTAACTGCCAATAGGAATCTAATTTGTATAAATCGGCTGGTGTGGGCTGTCTGCCATCTGTAATACTTGAAATTAATTTGTTGTAAGTTTTCTCAAATTGCCCAATGACATCAAATAAAGTTTGAGAATAATATTTTTTAATTTGTTTATTGGTTTCTTTAATGCTCTTGTCGGTTAGTCTTGTTTGCGAATCTGCTACACGCTTTGCCCAATAGTCATTAGCCATGGCTATTCTTCTTCATCCTCACCAGTAGCAAAAGTAGAAAGGCCATACATCTCCATATTTGCGGCTTTCTGATCTTGTACTGCTTCTAACTCTGCATTAACATCAGTTATAAAGGGAATTTGCCCCAAGAGTGTAGCATCACTAACCGTACCTTTAAGGCCATTAACCATATTGATAATAGATGTGTTATCTTCTGGTATATTGCGCTTAAAGTCTATTTCAATATCTCTAAATACTGCTTCACCAAGTTTTAAAGAAGCAATACCACATATAATTTCTACCCTGCGCTGTAGCGCTTTCTTCATCTCTGCGCATATCTTCGCGGCTCTGGTTTCCATACCGGTTAGTCTATATCTAATGGCAATACCGGATGAAACACCACCAACGAATGATTCACTTGAAAAATCCGGACACATGGCGATTCTGTAAATAGAATCATGTATGCGTTTCATAATGTTTTCGATCTGCGCATCACTTGAATTTTTAGTAAGCCATGAAGCATTAGCACCTTCTGGTACGAGTAGCACTCTATTTTCTTTCATCGTGCTAATATCATCACTATCTGCATCCATACCTTCTAACACTAAATACGCATCACAAAAAGCCTGAAAATCATCTATTTCTGCGCTAATTAGCTCATTTGCGGAATCTTGTAAACTTAAAATACAATCGAAAATACTTTTACCATCTGGTAATGAAAAAACATTTGCAGGACATTGTGAAAAATAATGTGGCTCTTCTGAAATAAAAATTGGCTTGCCATCTTCACCTTCCATTGTGAAGTGTTTCACATTAAAATCCGAATAAATATCTAAATTATATGTATTGCTATCATCCCATGTATTAGCTTTGTAATATCTGACGAAGTATAGTAAATCACCAGATAAAGTATCATCATATACTGCGAAGCATTGTAGTGGGTTTATTAGCTTAAATCTAACTTGGCTATTGGCATCTAAATACATTAATTCAGCCGCAACACCATATACTAAAGCATCCAGTAGAAAATCAGCATCTTCATCTTGATAATCGTTGTATCTAAGAATCTCCATAATATCTTCTATATCATTTTCACTTCTGTATGAAATGTAACTTGGGGATGCTAAGTAGCCGCAATACGAATCCGCAATATTTTTGCAGTAGTTAATTACTGATTTATTACATGGCTTTGATGCATCGGCATATGCCTTTTCTAATATCTTCTGGTTGCCATCGTAATATTTTTTATATTTAGTAAGTGTAGGTAATACATCTATCCTATACTTTTCTATCATCTTTGAAATTAAATCTACTGATAATTCAGTATCTCTATTTAAATAAAACATTTTATTCACCTTCTACTACTGGCGCTTCAACCTCAATATAGTTTTCTATCTTATCATTTCCACCAATAAAAAGTGTTTTTGCGTAAAGATGCTCTTGAATCTGGTTTCCTTCTTCATCTTCTGTAAATCTGGCTTCTGCCCAGTCAAAAACATAACCTTCATCCGCATCATATCTTGTTAAAGCAAAATTTGTTGACTTCATATTCTCTTCCCCCTTATACATAACTTACAGTCCAACCCTTTGCGGTTGCTACTACTATTTCCTCTTCCGTCATGGTATTTATCGCGCCACCATCTGTTTTACTACCAGATGTGCCTTTAAATCTAATGTTATTTGTGCCGCCTTTTGATGCAAGGTACTCGGAAGTATCTGGTAAGCTATTAATGGTTTCTACCGCACTATCATGATTATATCTGCTATACGCTACATCACAAGTAAACCAATCTTTATCATTCTTTAAAGCTTGATAACTTGCATCATCTACTACTTCCTTATCTGCTGTTATACCTGAATTATAATTTAATATCTTTGTGTTTACATCGGCATAACCTACATACATAGTTAGATTAATATTCTGAGATTTAAGAAATTGCTCTGGGTACTGCTGATAGTTAAAAACTACAGATTTTAATCTATGGCAATTATCAAATGTAGAAGTAAATAAATTTGAAGTTTTTGTTAGTTGCCCCATCTTATAACCTAAATTTTTAATTTCATCTAAAGCATAACAATTAGCTATCATATTTGAAAAAACATTTGCGCCATATGAAAAAAATGATATAGGATAGTATCTTAAACTATAGCAATTATTACATAAACCAGCTCTTGCCGCTAAATCCTTGTTATATGCCCAATATGAGCCATCAGAATTAACCTTCGTAATATCTCTAATGTTATAGCAATTTTCAAACATATATCCTTGATTTTTTGTTGCACCAGTAATAATTGGCGCTTCTTTTAAACTGTAGCAGTTTTTAAACATACAATACATTGTCGCACCACTACCACCAGAATAATAATCTACACAATTAATTTCAACATTAGATAAATCTTCTATACCTGAGTTATAAAACATATATTCACAATTATTAATATCAATTCCGTATATATGATTGCCAGCATTTATCCACCAATCCCAACTACCATTTCTAAACATATACGATAGATCTTGTCTTTCACATCGCAAATATTTAATAGAATCAGCAGTTTCAATAGAGTATATAGCATCTGGCATAGCATCTAATGTTAATTTTTCCGTGCCGCCAGTCTTTGCCCTGATAGCATCACCAATAGCAGACAATTTATTAGTAAGTGCCATTCTCTATTACCCCCAGTTTTTCATCTAATGCGGCTTCTAATTCAGCCTTGATCGCTTCTACTTCTTCTTCTGTGAAGTAGTCAACCCCTTTAATAGGGGTATATCCATCATCACCTTTAATAGCTGGTATAGTTGCCCATGCTTCATTAGGTGATTTTCTAAAATATATAATACTCATTTATACCCCCCTATACTAAACTAACTGTCCATCCTTTAGCTGTAGCAACTGCTATTTCTTCTTCTGTTAATGTGTTAATAGCTCCACCATCTGTCAATTCTCCTGCCGCACCTTTAAATTTTATAATATTAGTGCCACCAGCAGTAGCAAGATAAGCAGAAGCATCTGGAAGTGAATTAATAGTAGCTACTGCACTATTATGGTTGTATCTACTGTATTCTACTTTTTTTGTCCACCAATCAGCATCATTTTTAAGAGCCTGATATGTAGCATCATCGGTTACTAATACATCTGCTGTAATACCTGAATTGTATGGTAGTAAATCAAAACTACCACCATATCCAGTAAAACTACTTAAATCTATAGTTTGACTTTTCCAATTAACTACATAAGGTGTATTATCTTCTTGTAATGCAAAAGTCATAGTTTTTAATCTATTACAACCTTTAAAAGTGTTATAAAAAGTATTAGAAGTCCAAGCAGAATTATAATGCGGAAAAGGTAAACCAACTATTTCATCTAAAGCTTGACATGTACTAAATCCGTTATAGTAGATAGAATAACTGGTATATACTTTTGGATTGCCATGATTTAAAAAAACCATTGGAAATTTGCGTAATGAAGTGCATGTATTAAATATAGCGCTTCTGTTTCCACTATATTCATTTGTTAAGTTATCTACATAACTCCAATCCCATGTAGCATCTATATCTTCTGGTATTTCTCTTAGATTAATGCAGGAACTAAATATATTCTGTGTTTGGGTAGGTTTAGCATTATTTAATTTTGGTAATTCTTTAATACCGCTACGATAAAACATATATGATAAATCGTGAGTATTGTTTACCTTAAAATTTAAGTCGAAAGGTATTCTTTCCATCTTACTTTGGCTAAACATATAATACGCATTAGTTATATCAGAAGTAGAAATAGTATCTCCAAATAAATCAATATAAGTACCAGCTAAACTACCACTGCAACTATAACTACAATCACCACTCAACACAATCGGCTCTGCCTCTATACCACCACCACCAGTAGTAATGCCACTAATTTCATCTGCCATATCTAAAGGCGCTATTAACTCACTTCCACCAGTTTTTGCTCTTATAGCATCACCAATAGAAGTTAGAGTAGTTTCTTCTATAAACACTTTAGCCATTAATATACCCCCTCTTCCGCTACTCCAATAGCAGATAAAGCATTAGTAATTGCGGTTTCCACCTCTTCTGCTGTTTGATACTGGCTTACATCTGGTATATCTTCTGTCTTTGCGTACCCAGTCAAATCTACTTCTTCTGGTATCTCGCTTTTAAGTGCGTAATTATCTACAATATAAGCAAATTCTTCTTGTATACTAGAATTAGCGCCAGTTAATGAAATTGCTTTTGGTATTAAGGTATTAGTCATATCAAAAGGTGTCATGCCTTTACTTGGGTATGTAGTATTTGTTAAATTACCATTAGCATCAATATTAAATTTATATGTATATACTGGATATAATCTATCACCAGCCATATAAAAATGATATTGTGTACTGCTGTATTTAATAATTTCAACTACATCTCTTCCAGAATACTTAACAAAGAATCTAAAATCTTTATTTTTTACTTTATCAATTATTTTTTCTATTAGTGCCTTATCTTCTGCCGTAATAGATAACCCACTTGGTACTTTAGCATTATTAATTGAATATACTGGCACATCAATAGCACCAATAGCATCAGTAACATAATCTTCTGTTGCATATCCAGTAAAATCTACTTCTGGTATATCTATATTAGCTATTGCCGCATCCACATAACCAATAGTAGCTACTTCTTCTACTTCTTCATCTGGCCTTAACCATACTAATACTTCATCACTTTCTGGCGCAACATCACTAACATAAACACCACTTTCACCTTTTTCACCTTGCACACCTTTGATATTTGCCCCTTCTATTTGCGGCATTTCTTCTTCACTTGGCGTCCAAGATAAAAAACCTTCTTCATTTACATCTGGTATATAGTAGCCGCCTTTATCGCCTTTTAGTAAAGGCTTCACAAGGTTAATATTGCCACTATTACCACCTATTTTTACACCCATAATCTATTTCTCCTTAAACTAAATATATAGGGTTTAAAAAACATAAATTATTGCCTTCATGTTGGATGCAGTACCAATATCTACCCTTACAACCAATAGTCATATCATAAGGTATTGTAAACAACCATTCATTAATATCTGGGTTAAATACACCCTCTACTGCTCCGATCATGGTTTTATCCGCATCATGTAGCATCAAACTACAATCCTCTGTAATTACTTCATCCCATTCATCAGTAATAGAAGCACTAATAATAATCTCTTGCCCTGCTACTGCACGAATGGCATCATAAAAATATTCAATCATAAAAACCCCCTATAATCCTAATGCGGATTTATTCATAGTTTTTAATTTCTTCTGTGTGTATATATCGCTATATGCATATCTGCAAGCATCTATAGCATGGGAAAACTCATGTGTGGTATCTTCCGTCCATTCACCAGTTATCTTGCTCTTGATATATGAAAAATTCTCTAACTCGTTTATAAAGTTTTGACACGATGGATGTACAATTATTAAATGATTTTGTAAAAACATAATACCTGCTTTAGTGCTATCTTTACCTTTGGTTGAGCCTTCAACCCTGCATCCGTTATTCTTGAAAAACTGGATGCTTCTTGGCTCTGCCGAATCGGCATACACTAAAGTCTTTTTTAAATTCATATCTTCTATGGCCGCCACTACTGCATCTAATTGGCAACCTGATTTATAAAACTCATTGAAAACATATATGATCTTGTTTTCTCTATCATAAAGAGTATCAATAATAGCAGTCTTGTCTACCCATCCCAAGTCCAGTCCTGCGCGATGCTCCAAGCCAGAAGCAGATAAAGCCATAGCATCAAATTCTTCTTTGCGCCAATTGGTAATAACTAAACCTTCAACATCTACACCCCATTCACCCAAGCCATAAACCCTATACTTAGCTGGATTCCTAACCGCCATTTCATCTAAGGCGGCCACATACTCTTGATTTAAGAATGGGTTATCCTTGTATGTGCTGTGGATGAATACGCAGCTGTTTGGCGGATTAGCTACAGTAAAATCATACAACCATGAATTTTTACAAATTGGATTCCATGATAGATATATCTGCTGGTTGCTTGCTTGCCCCCTCATACGGAGATTCAACTGCTCAACCTTTTCTTTCTCCACCTCATAAGCTTCTTCTACCCAAACCATGCTAATATTAGCTAATGATAAGAGTTTGGTTTCTTCATCCAGTCCAGTCATAATTATTTGACTACCATTAGGGAAAGTAATAGACATATCAGTTTCTTTGATCTTGACATACGGGGTTAACTGCCATTTCTGCAATATCTCTTTAAATAGGGAAAAACAACTATTCCTTAATGTTGTGGCATATCTGCGGCAAACAAGCACCCTTATTTTTTCCTTGATACATCGTAAAATGATCTTCTGTGTGATAAAGTAACTCTTGCCACTACCAGCGCTACCACACCAAAATTCCCATCTATGCGAATAATCCAGAAGGGAAGGATAAAATTTAGGGATAAAAATATCTTTCTTTATATTTACTTGTATTGCCATAATCGCCTACTTCATTAGCTTGTTTACCATAGCTTGTACTGCATCCGAATCATAGCCAGCTTTTTCTAAAGCGTTAAATCTTGCTTTACCATTTCCCCATTTCCCAGCTATTACTTCTTTAGCTATATCTTCAATTGTTTTCTTATCTTCTACTACTGGGTAAACTTGCTTACCAGTAGAATCAAAAGCTTTGTATTCTGGATGCTTTTTAACATAGTTAATTGCGTTTTCCAGAATTTCAAATGCGGCTTTTTGTGATTTTACATCATCCCAATTTTTTCTTATCCTATATATTTCTTTGTTAGCTGTGGCGGTAGTTGTTAGTGCTTTCTTAAAATCAGTCCATGTGTGCTTTGTATTATTTAATACATAAGGCCTTGGGCAACTTTTACCCGTAACATCGTAGTGTCTAATAACATTCTCTACTGGCACATTATACTTTTTCATTAAATCCTTAACCAATAGAATAGTAGATTCTACAGTAGCATCATAGAATTTCCATGTACCCTTTTCTTTATAGCAACACATTTCTATACCAATACTATTTTGGTTGTTTGGCTTCTTGTCTGATACCTTGCCAGCTCTGCCACAATGCCATGCAATATCTTTATCTTGTACGCATTGCCATATCTCGCCTTTATGCCCTACGAAGTAATGAGCGCTTGCATCTCGGTATTTAGTGTGGAAGTATCTACAGTTATCTTCCGCGCCACCAGAAGCGCCCACATAATGCACTACAATGTATTTAATGCGGCTTGTACTTCCGTACTTATCATAATTAACTTTTGTTAATAACTTGTGAATAGTCATAATGCGCTACTCCTCTATATTAATAATAATATCGTTTTTAACATCTGCTTCTATCTTCTGCGCTGGCGCATATCCGAGCGAATCAAGAATATACTTCGAGGCCTTGAAGTCGCCCCCTCTTGCCAGCGTTTGCATAGTTTCCATCGCCATTAACTCGCTGGATTCCCATTTTTCTTGTAACCGCTTCTTATACTCTTGCTGGAATTCTGGCTTATTCTTCCATTCTCTAACAGTATTACGATTAATGCCAATAACCTTTGCTACTTCGGTATCTGGCACCATGGGATTAGCCAATAGCGCTTCTATTAGTTGCAATTGCCTTGCTTTTAGTGCCATCTTAATTTCTCCTTATAAACCAAAAGGGGAAGATAACTTCCCCTAATGTTATTTTACAAAAATATTTTTACAAATTCAATTTGTACAATAATCCACCATTTTTTTTTATAAAACCAATAGAAAGTAAGTAAACTTCACTTTCTTGCTGTGAATGTTTTAGAATTTTCCATTCCCCCAAACGCTTGTATATATCCTTCATAACCTTAAAATCAATGAAGTATAATACATGGCTTATTGGGGAATACACACAATATATTTCATAATCGCTATACATATTACCAATAGTAGTAGTGTAAGTTTCGTAATATAATACATTTTCCTCACACAACACATTATAGGTTTCATGTATGCGGCTATCGCATTTTATCTCTAAATAAATTTCTTTGCCATCGTATCTTGTGGCTTTTATATCTCCCTTGTGGTAGCATTGAGCATCCGCGCCCACCCACTCAAATCTATAAATAGAAGGTAAGTTATTTAAAGCATCGCAGATATATAATTCTACTTCTTGTGCTTTTTCTAAATCAGTCTTGAATTGCGCTACTGTCATTTTCAACCTCTCTATTTATTTCTAAACTTTCTTCTAATTCAAGTAGAAGTAAATCTAATTCCATAGCTGTATAAATATCAATATTCATATTTCATTCTCCCTTCGCTGTATATAAAAAAAAGCCAGTTGCTATTAACTGGCTTTGCTTAAAGTTATTAAATTTTTACATGGACTACTGCCGCCACAAACTCTAACCAATCTTCTTCTTGTGGCTCAATACCAGTAGCAATAATAGTATCTATGTATTCTTTTGCTTCTGGTTTTAATGCTTCGCTATAACTCCAATAGTTAGAAAGATTGCGGCTGGCCGCATCTTGGTGTGTATAAAGCTGGCCTTGTGCGGCTACACCTTCCCAGCAATATTTAAATGTTTTCTCACTAACCCATAATTTCTTTTGGTTTTTCTGGTTTTTACGGGTTTTTGAGATTTTTTCTTCATCCATTCTTTCAAATACTTTTACTAATGAATTTATTTCTGATTTAAACTCTGGCTTCTGGAAGAGATTAAACCCCCATTTTTCCCATGATTCTAAACTATCTTTAGAAAGTGCTAAATAAATCCATGTATCAGTTAAATTTAATCTTTCTTTAATGGCTTCTAACTCTAACTGGCGCACTAAAGATAAGTCTTCAAAATGGAAACCTATATTTTGAATTAAGAATTTTGTTTTTTTATCCATATTGCTTTACTCCTTTTAAAACCATATACTGTTGCCTACTGGCGCAGGCGCTTCGTTTTTGTGCGCTTGCGCACAAAAACCAATCACATTACCATTACCATTATCATTTACATTATCATTATCATTTACATTATCAGTATTTGTATTTTTTGTACTTTTTGTATTTTTTGTAAAATCGCTATCTAATAATTCTGAATACTCTTTTTTGATAATGCCTAATCTGTAGCTTACTGTTTGTTGACTTTCGCCAATCTCATCAGCTATTTGTTTTTGTGTTAATCCTTTATTATGTAAATCTGCAATAACTTCTAAATTTAAATCCTTTAGTTTACTGCTTCTTTTGGTTTCAACTTTCTTTTCGTATTTATCCCTATTCTTATTATTTACTTCTTTAATATTCTGTAGTGCTACTGCTATCATTGGGTTATCACTACTTAATTCACCAGTAAATAATAATTCAAATGCTGAAATAGCAAATTCACCTGCTAATTCTGGATTTATTTCGTGTAGCATCTTTATTTGCTCAAATGTACTTTCATACATTATTCCGCTACTTCTTGTAGATTTATGTTTAAACTCTTTAATCATTCTAACCTCTCTTTCACTTCTCACTTCTGGAAGTATTCCTTAAATATAATAAAATGTACTAATTGGGATATTGTCATTCCCTTATCTGCGGCTATCTTCTTTACCATTTCTTTTTCTTCTGGTGTAACTCTAATACCTATGGTTTCTGTTTTCATTTCTTTCTCCTATCTTTGTTAAACTTCGTTAACTCACTTTCCAAAAAAATAGGAAAGGGTAGTAGCTATCTACCCTTTATCCCAAGTTAGAAAGGAGTTTAACATAAACAATAGCTTCGTGATTACTTCTATCGCTCACTATCTATGAAAATTGAAAATTGGAAATTAATTCTTTAATGCGTTTGCCCAACCCATTAAAAAATTTTTTATCACTTTAAGATTGTCAATAATACTTGAAAACTATATTAAAATAATTTTCAACCTCTGCCCAAATAATACCAAAAATTTTTTAAATTTTCAAATAATCCTCTTGCTTTTTGGCTTCTGGTGAATATACTTATATGTGAAATATTTAACAACATAAGGAGATTCAAACATGGCTAAGAAAACAAGTGAAGAAAAAGCCGCTATCGCTAAAAAACCAATAGAAGAAGTAAGTTATTATGATGTTACCAGAGAGCATATCATTGAGTATTGCAAAAGAGATGGTAATGAAGAAGCAAGAGCATGGTTAAAATCTTTTTATAACAATGGAATTAATATTTATCCAAAAGATGAAAACGGCAAACCTGATAAAACTAAAGAGCCAGTAGGAAATAGAGAGCCAAACTTTCTTGAAATTAAAATTGCTTTCTACACCAAATTCTTACCCACATTAGCGCCTAAGAAAAAAGAAAAAGGCAAAACCATGAGAGAATTAATCATGGAATTATAAGCTATGAAAAATGAAATTTATGATTTAGATGCTATAACCAACCTTTGCTTGCGCATTGACGATGAAGAAGGCACTATGAAGATGCTTTACACTATCACACCTGATAATGAGCTTTATAGCCTTCTTACGGAAGAATACAAAGGCGCAATCGAGATTCTTAGAAACAAGTGTGAAGATTTTGTAAAAGCCTATGACTGGTACACCACCAATAGAGCATCAGAATCAGTACACGCTTCTAAAATCTTCGAGGACTTGGAATAGCAGCACACCCCCAGAAGCCACCAGATGCCCCAGAATCCATTTTTTCTTCTCTACTGGATAAACTACCCTTTGAAAGACAAAAAACGATTTTAAGGCCATTACAGCGCGTAAAAAAAGAAAATCCCCAGATCGGGGATTTTTTTAATTCTTCTTTACTACTGCTGTACGCTTGCCTTTTTTCTTTATGTTATCTAATGGGTTAAATCTTTCAAAGTCATCTCTAAAATCTTCTACCAGAAGCTTAACATAGTGCTGTGTCATGTTTATTGTGGAATGGCCTAATACATTCTGTAACACTACTACACTCAAACCATTCTTTATTGCTTCTCTTGCGAAGTTGTGGCGCAACCCATGGATATTATAATGGGTTACACCTCTCTTCTTGCAGAAGTATTCCAAACCTTGTGAAAGTGCGTTAGTGGTTAATTTTTCATCACCGACATTAGGGAATAACCAGCTATTAGAGGAAGCGCCAGCGCGCCATGTTTTGATGTACTCTTTTAAGATGGTTTCAAGTGCAGGGGATAAGGGGATAGTTTGCGCTTTCTTATTCTTTGTGTGTCTTAAACTAATTTCTTTCTTAGTAAAGTTAATATCACTAATCTGTACTTCACAAATAGTAGAAGCTCTATTACCAGTAGCTAAAACCCAGTTAATAGCTACCCATGTACGCCAAACCCTAAATGAATCTTCTTTATCTGGCCTTTTCAGCAATAAATCTAATTCTTCATCTGAAAAGAATTTCAATTGCGGCTCTTGCCCTTTTAGCTGTTGGATTTTAAAGGGTTTCTTTATATACCCTCTATCTTCTTCCATGCACCAGTAAAGAAAAACCCTCAAGTCGCGGCAATAGTGATTAATGGTTGTTATCCTTTTACCTTCTAAATTCATGGTATTTAACCAATGATAAATACTACCACTATTGATCATATCTGTAGTGCTTTCATCATCAAATTCATTAAATTCCATCCAGTATTTATAACTTACTTGATAATTCTTGATTGTTGCTGGTGAGCTGTTTATTTGCTCTTTCTCTTGGATAAATTCATCAAATGCTACACTTATCAAAGTTTTGTTAGCATCTGTGCTTCTTTTCACTATGCGTTTAATACCCATTCTTACCTCTCAAAAAATAGAATCAAAAGTGCTAATCAAATAGCCTAAAACTGGCCAATTGACTGTGAATAATGGAATTATATGTCAAATGGTTTAATTTGTCAATTGTAAAAAGAAAAAACCCCAAGATTATGGGGTTTTTGATACTCGGCTATTTGATTTTTTTTGCTTTTGGCTGTAATTTGATTACGAATCAATTGCTCTACCAACTGAGCCACATCAGCAAAATTTTCCGCTTATCTAAGCCATTTTTTTAACCCCAAACCATTTGATCATTTCCAACTTGGCTATTTGATTAGGGGATTTTATCATCCCCTGAATCAATTGGTGTAATGAGATTCTAACACCACTTCCAGAATTTGTCAATACTTTTTTTATTATCTACTGTAAAATCTTTTCAATTTAGCAAGAGTAGTATTATTTTCAATATCTTGTGCATTTGGTAGATATACATTTTTCCACTCATTGATAATAGCCGCTTCTAACAATGCTTTCTGCAACTCCACATCAAAATTAGATAACCTTTCGCATCTATTAATTAGCATCTGTAGCCCTCTAAGGCTAATTGGCGCATTAATATGTTTCCGCATAGTTATGTAACTACTGTATAAATTTCTTAATTCATCATTCCTAATATCTTTTAATATTTCATTATTCTCTTCTATATATATATTATCTTTAGTATTTACTTCTTTAGTATTTTCTTTTTTAGTATTTAATTGTTTCGGATTTTCCGCATACTCATTATCCAATATTGGTTTATCCGCATCTGGATTTATCTGTTGCGGTTGCTCGTATATGTCATACTGTATACCGCTAAATCTCCCTTTAGAATCTACTGTACGATGGCGCACCAGATACTTATAATTCTCCAATTCCGCAAGCGCACTCATAACAGAATCTTTACCATCCTTTGATAAAGTTGTAAGCCCTCTAACGCTATAATCCCAATTGTCTGGAAGGCTTAACATCAAGCTTAACAAACCCTTGGCCTTTAAACTTAACCCTCTTTCTTTAAAATGAGTATTTGACATTACAGTATAATTTGCGGTTTTATTAACTCTAATTACTGACATAATAATCACCCTTTCTATTGGTTTAACTATACACTACCACAAAGGAAAAATCCAGTTGTGGGCATTAACCTTTAGAATAGGTAAAACCAGTAGATAAAAAAATAAAAGGGGATTTACCATAAAGGTAAAATCCCCCAAAATAATTAAATTACACCATCTTCTAAATTATGTACTTCATTTTCTACCATAGTTAATTTATTGCTAATTGCATCTAAAGTATCTGCAATTTCTTTTAATTGCTCTCCATAAGTAGCAATAATTTCTTGGTATTTCGCTTCCCTTTGTAAACTCTCTTGCCTACTGGTATAGAATAACCAAATGAATAATAAGCACCAGATACCCTGACTTGATAGTGATTCTAAAATCATTTGAAAATCCATTTTTATTACACTCCTATTACATATCTTAATACATAATTACTATTATTAAAACTGATACCGCTATTACTGCCGCTTGTGGTATTACCAGAATGGCCTGTAATGCTATTATCAGTAAATGTTAAATATTTAGCTCCTACATTGGAAAAACCAGCGTTAATAGCCATTAAGAAGGTATGGCCGCAATTAGGAAAGGCCGCTATCTGATACTTTGGTATATAGTGAGTGGTGAAAGAGTGATTTAAAGCATTACTACCATCATAGTAGCTAAATACTAATACAATTCCGTTATTCTGCGCACTCACATTTTCAGATAAGCTAATACTTTGGTTTCCATTCATGTGGCTTGCCCCACTCCATAACACCTTGTTACTTCCCTCTATACCAGCTATCCCAGCACCAAAAGTAACTGGCACATTAAACTGGAAGCTATCATGCCCCCAATCAAAAATAACATATGTTTTTAGTATGGTTGAGCCAATAACAGTTTGCATCTCATCATCTGCCCATACCTCTATTTCATATGACTTTTGGTAGTCTAAAGGCAAACCAAAAGCCGCAGTATAGGTATTACCAGAGGTAGAAAAAGGTACAGTAATTGCTGTAGGCCATGTTGTTTCACCTACTTCCCTATATCTATATCTAACTCTTAATTCATTCTGTACTGCGCCAAAATTTTTATTAAAAAATTTACCTTTTGCGACTACTTGCGCTTGCCCCGTTATATAGTCTGGCGGTGTAGCAGATACTTCTACTGTTGGTATAAAGTATTCTAAACAAGTAATGGTTAATGGCGCTGATTCAGCTACAAACCCTCTTGTATCTTGCACATAGAAGATAAATTCACTTTGATTTACATTAAATATTTCACTTGTATCTGTGGTATATGTAACTCTGCTACCTGAGCCAGAATATATACTGTATTTGCTTCCATTTACATATGTATAAACACTTCTAATGCCAGCACCCTTTATAGTATTAGCTGTGTAATTTAAAATACATCCACCTACACCAGTTACTATCGTAGTATGGCTACCAGTTAAAGTATAATTCCTACCAGTAGTAGTAATAGAATTAATAGTTATGTTAGGGGTACACTCACTTGCTATTGCGTGCGCTCGAATGGCAAAAGTACTTTCCCCAACCGATACCCCATTATTTAGAGTAATACATTTAAAAGTAACTACTACATAACTTTGGTTTTTCGGCATATAACTATATGCTTCATCTTTTGGTATAGTGAATAATTGTGTATTTCCGCTGTAGTTAGCTACAATGGTAGTAAAATCACTTTGCCCTGTAAATTGGTACTGTAATGTATGTGTGTAGCTATCTACAGATTTTCTAATGCTAATTGTAACTTCATCGCCAACCATAACAGATTCAGTTACTGTTATACTTGATGCTCTTGGTATATCATCTAAATTAATCGTTTTAGTAGCAGTAACAGTAGAATAATAAGTGCTACCAATAGTAGCATTAAGTTTAAATTTTGCGGTTATAGTAATAGATTTACTACCATCTGTGTTATGCTGTATAGCATTAGAAGTAACAGTACCTAATGTGTATGTGCCGCCAGTCGTGCTAATCTTGCTACTGTTGTATGTGTAGCTAACCCCATTGATAGATACTGTATTACCGCTTCTTGCGCCAATGTATAAATCATATGGGCAAACCAGCTTAATAACCGCCTTAACAGTAGATGTATTAGCTGTTACATTTGGTGTAGAAGTCCATTCTACCAGTAGTCTATATGGATGGCTTGTTATATTTTTATAAAAACTTCCGCTTGCCATTAATCAATTTCTCCAATCCAGAAACAAGCAGTACGCGCTCTTCCGTTTCTTGTATAGTCTTCAAATCTACTATTAGTACCAATAGTTAGATAAGTTTCTGCATGAAGATTAGTAGCATAAACACCAGTATTATTTGCGGTTAACATTTCTTCATTGTTTCTGTAAATCTTCATACCATCTTCACTAATGGTAGTAGTCATTTCACTTCCAGATTTAGAAACATTTAAACCGTTTTCGTTAAATTTAAAGCCAGTAGTAGTAGTAACAGAAGTTACACCATTTTCTATACTTGAATTTATGGCTATTTGTACATCTTCCGCAGTCATAGTAGCTTCTACTTTTTTAGTTAATGTAGCTAATAATTCATCAGTACCTTCTTTATCTGATGCAACATTCTTTTCTATTTCAGTTACAGAAGCACTAATTTTATCTGTGTTTAATCGAATAGCCGCAATTTCCTCTCTATTGGCTTCTGCTTCACTTGCCACTAAATCTATCTGGCGGTTGATCTTATCTACTCTTGCATATGTGTGGTTTAAGGCATCACCAATAGTAGAAGGGTTAGCATCTGTTTCTGCGCTACTGCCTTGATAGCTCCATTGGGTTTTCTGTTTAAAGCTACCATCAAATGTAATAACATCATCAAGTAC